GTTGCCAACAAGAGTAAAGAAGGCAGCAAAGCCACAAACCCAAAAGCCGTCTCGGAAGAAAGTGAGCCCGCTGGAGCACCGCAGCCGACACCGACTGTCAGGGAAGAGCAACTACCCACTCGGCTGAAAGACACGGCTGTACGCCGCCAGGTTGAGGTTGAGTCGAAGTCCCTCGCAGATGAGTTGGCCAGTGCTGTTGATACCCTTACGACTTCAGTTGGTGCCCCATGGAAGGACGCCGCCTACACCATCCTGGACATCGCGTTGCTCCGCCCGCGCCAGAAGATCAAGACGGTAAACGGCAAAGAGATCAACGTCGAGAACACGCAGGCTTACGAAGATGCCCGCGACATGGTGCTTGGTGTCGGTGAGAACGAGGAGCTTCTCTGGGGTGGCGTCCACTATATGGATGCCAAGAAAGTTCTGCTCCAGCTCATCACTGATGAGGTGCTGTCGAAAGGTCCGGGGGTGGTGGCTGATCCGACCTTTGAGGCCCATGAGGATTTATGGGCGCTGGCCATCGAGCACAACATGTTCCAGCCCGCCCTGCGCAGCGTCACACACCCCAGACAGAAGATCGTCTCCGTCTTCCCTACTAACCCGACGGACGAGATGCGTCTGGAGATGCCAACCACCTATGACTGGGGCAAGCACGGGATCAAGGTGACCGACGATGAGGTGACCACGACAATCGCGGCGACTGCCGAGGAGCTGAGCGACCATGGGACTTCCTACGAGCCCGTTGAGTTCGATGAGATGGAGGAGCAGAGTGCCGCAGAAGCCCTTGAGGACGCCGACATCACAGACAGCGTGCTGAATAGTTGGAACGCAGACTCCGACTTCGACGGGCGCGGCAAGATATTCGACACCAATAACAAAGAGATCACGAAGCCCATCTCGCTGGGCAACGCCAAGCTGCTGGTCAGTGGCATCATGCGCAAGCTCAACGCCGCTGTGCGGCCTGCCCACCGTGTCTACAAGAACGTCGCGGAGATGAAGCGCAAAGACCCTGCGCTCTATGCGAAGGCTAATGCGTCGCGCTCCGACAAGAAGGTTATCCCCGCCAACGCTGCGGGCTATGCGTTCAAGGAGGGCGGCAAGGCGTACGTGCTACTCTTCAGCGATAACATCAAGACCAAGCAGCAGCTTGCGTTCACCGTGGCGCACGAAGTCATCGGCCACTTTGGCCTTGGCTCCATCATGCCCGAGAAGAACTTCAAGAAGCTGCTCGATGACATCTACGCCCTCGATGGTAAGGTCCGGAGACAGGCTGACTTGCTGGCCGAAGTCCGTGGCATGGACAAGCATGAGGCCGTCGAAGAAGTCCTGGCTGACATGGCTGCCCACCTCGACACCTCGTTCATTGTCCGCATAGCTAACGCTATTAAGCAGTTCCTCCGTGACTTGGGGGTCAACTTCCAAGACGACATGACGCGCTACTTCCTCCACCACTCCCGCCGCTACCAGCGCACGGGGGAGACGCCTAACGCCTCGCCTTACGCTGTGCTCCGTGAGTTCAAGCTGATGGACAGCATGGCTGGCCGGGCTAGTGCGGCTGAGTATCTGTCAACTGGGGAGAATGTCTTTAGCGCTGAGGGCGGCAGTTATCACGGGATGCCTACCCGGATCAAGAACATGTTGCAGCGGGCGAGTTCCGTTGGCGGTGTGCTCAAGACCGCAAAGCATGGCCTTAGTACTGTCGCACGGGTGCTGGAGAATATCCAAAGCCTGGACAACAAGGCGCTGCGCAGTCGCCCACTGCAGGAGCTGTTCGAGATCATGTCGATGCAGAAGCAGCGACTAGAGGCGCTCAAGACCGCGCTGGGTGTCATCACTAAATGGTCCAATAACAGCGAGACGCTTGACAAGGCAGCGCGGCTAGCGGGCCGCACAATCAAAGACCCAGCCCCTACGGATATTAACAAGGAGCACGCCAGCATCGTGCTCCCGCTCTACAACCGTGCCAAAGCTGACCGCAACACGCCCCAGCACCTGAAGGACGCCCCTGACTTAGGCAAGTCTGTAGGAGGTGTGTTCGTCCGCAACAAAGCTGGGTGGGACGCTAGTCGCAAGCGTGGTCATATGACCATAGAGGAGCTTAACAAAGGCGTCTGGATACAGGTCGTTGACCTCAAGACCGGTAAGCCTGCTGTCAAGCGGAACGATAAGGGCGACGTCATCTACTACGACGCAGCCGGTAAGGAGACCACCGCAGTCGATGGGGATCAGAAGCCCCTGGGCACGCCCAAGAAGGAGATGGAGCACGTCCCCCTACTGGATCGTAATGGTAAGCCGTTCAAGGTGGACAAGAACACCTACCGACTCATCGAGGAGCAGCGGCTGGCCATCGACACTATCGCAGAAGCAGTCTACCTCGATAAAGTCAACGGCATGGCCGAGGATAAGAACGCTGAGTTCCAGGATATGCGGGACACCAACAAAGCCTTGGGCGCAGTCGAGATCGATCTCCTCAAGCGAGTCGGAGAGATGTACGCTACGTTGTACAACGAAGACGCTAAGCTCGAGGGCTCCGGTATGCACTGGAAGGTGGAGTCTAAGAACCGTGCTCGGTCCTTCATCCATAACATCACGCGTATGATGGACAGCTCGGGCTCCGCGATGAAGCGGAAAGACTGGATCAGCGGCCCTGCCGTCGATAGCAACGACGCTAAGACTATGGCTGACTTCATTGGGAGTGGCTCCCATGCAACGAAGGTCAAGCCCCTGGTGGACGAGATGATCGCACTCTCCGAGAGTATGGCGGGGAAGAAAGTGACAGCAAGTCGTGTCGTGGCGGCAATCGAGAACATGTACCTGCTGGACACGCAGATCATTAACGCCGAGCTGTATGCCAAGAATACCATCCAGACTGCGTACGTCCCACTCAAGCGTAAGGGCAAGTACCAAGTCAGGATGCAGGCGTTCGAGGTGGATAGCGACGGTAACCCAACCAACAGGCCGGTGGCATTGCCCCCGCTCCTCCAAGCACAGCTGTACTATACTCGTATGGACGGGCGGCAGGACGCTGAGGATAAGGCCAAGGAGATATCCGATGTCATGGAGGGTAAGCCTCCTGTGACTGTGCAGGACCATGAGGGTAACGACGTCAAGGTCGTGTTCCGATCAGTGTGGTCGGTCGCTCCGCAAGGTGCATCACTCTCTGGCTCCATCAGCTATGATGATTTGGCAAGTGTGTTGGTCCGTGCAGGCGTTAATATTTCCCCCCAAGACCGGGAGCGCCTGGTGCAACTGACTGCTTCTGAGCACAGCATAGCGCGAAGCAATCTGCAGAAAGATTGGACCCCCGGTTGGAGCCCCAACGTGGTGCATGGGATTGCAGAACATCTTGAGCAGCAGGCGCACATCGCAGCTAAGAACCGGCACCAACATAAAATTGCCCGGCTAATGCAGAGCGCTGAGCATAAGAACGACTGGAACGGTGACGAGGGCAAACTCACAAAACTGCAGGGTATATTCCTCAAGCTACATAAAGCTGGGAAGAACAAGGCTGCGATCACTGAAGCCTATCGGGCAATGGCCAAGTTCCAGTGGCAGCACATCTCCTCTGCGCCTCCAGCGGGCAGCGGCGTAGCCAATATCAAGATGGTCCACCGGAACGGCACACATACGATGGTGTTGGGGCACGGCAAGGGGGAGCAGTATGAAGCCGCTGCTGCTGATGTCATCTCTGGCTACCATAAGTACCAAGGTACGCCCGCCACAGGTGACGAAGCCTTCGCTGCGCAAGGCAGCTGGGTCATGTCAGGCACGGCTATCCTCCATCTCGGCGGTGCGCTCGCCCCAGCCCTGGTCAATATGACCGCTATCATCACGCACTCCGCTAACTACCTGGCTACGTTCAACACGAAGACGGGCTACGGCGGCGGGCATGGGTACAACGCAGCGTTCCTTGCCCTGCAGAAAGCAGGCTCTGACCTATCGCTGTTGAAGGACGGCCTGGTGGACATGACCGGCAGCGGGGAGAACATCCAAGCTATTATCGACGGCGGTGCGCAGTCCCTCGCTCGGTATAATCTCACCTTGGAGGAGGCTGAGTTCCTTCGCGACATCACCATCGAGGGAGTCACGACCCCAAACATCTTCAATGCTCTCTCGGATGTAGCCCGCTCAGGCAACGCCGATGGTGTCATCAGTAAAGTTGCTGATAAGTGGATGCTCCTGTTCGCCAAGTCTGAGCAGTACAACAGACGTGTGACCGCGCTGGCCTCCTACCGCTTGGACAAAGCGCGGATAGAAGAAGCTAGTGACGGTAAGGCGCTGACCGCTGCGCAGAAGCTAGACCTCCACAATCGTGCTGCCGACGCGGTGAACTTTTCGCAGGGCAACTACGACAGCTTCAACCGTCCCGCTTGGGCGCAGGGCAACGTGTTCAAGTACCTGTGGATGTACAAGCAGTTCCAGGTCATCACCGTCCAGCTGATGGGCAACCTCAGCCACGCTGATAAGACCAAGATGTTGGTCATGTTCGTCCTTCTCAGTGGCCTCAAAGGCGTGCCGTTCATGGACGACATCTGGGACTTCATCGATACATTGATGCAGAAGTTTGGCATCAAGTGGGCTGGTGTGGAAGCAGAGATGACGCTACTGCTCAAGGACAGCCCCATCCCCTCAGCCCTGGTCGCACGGGGGGCCATAGATTACTGGTTCGGGTTCACCGGTTCGTCCCGCTTCAGCATGGGCGATCTTATCCCTGGGACTGGGATACTCAAGGCCGGGGCAGATATAGGCAGAGAGCTGGAGTCCATCGCTGGCCCTGTGTACGGTGCGTGGAAGGGCGTGGCCGCCTCGGGGGGAACCGCTCTACAATATGTTGCAGAGGTTGTGGGCCTCAAGGACGACGTCACCTCGTTGTCGGATGTCCTGCGCACCGGCGGTGGGTTCTCAGCGCTGAAGAATTATGCGAGGGCGTTCACGTATATGGCAGACGGAGCCATCACCAATGATCGTGGCCAAGTGGTCGCGAAGGATGCTGGCGTGTGGGATGCCGTTGCACAACTCGTTGGGTTCTACCCCGGCGCGGCGACTGACCAGTATGCTGTGATCCGCATGACCAACGATGCACGGGACTACGCCCAGGCCATAACCTCTGCGTACAAGGACGCTTACAACAAAGCTGGCTCAGCCAAGGAGCGCGGCGAAGTTAAACGGATGGTGCAGGAGTGGAACAAAGACTCCAGGGGCACGCCGTTCTACATCAAGAATTTCTCTGGGGCTGTGAGTAAGTCGAACAAGAAAGCCAAGCTCACCTCCTCCGGACGTAACCTCCAGACTGTGCCGAAGGCGATGCAGAAGTTTGGCAAGGACTTGCTGACCTCGCGGGGCATGAGCACCAAGGGTATCCCCCTGGAGTAATCACTTGATTACGCCCATCTGCCCTAGCGTGAGGTTGGCGGTTGACTGCTGAATATCGTCGAGGAAGCCTAGCATCTCTGGGTTACACAGGTTGATGCCCATCACGTATTGCTGCCCACCCTTGAGCGAAGTGTCCCTGCTTATGACGCATCGCCCCGTCGATGGCGTAGCGTCAGCACCCACGGCAGCGACTTCTTTGAGCAACTTGGTGTAGTCATAGCCGCTCTGCGCCAGCCATATCCGGAAGTTCTTGCGGACGATCATCACCGTGCCCTTGTCGAACTTGTCCAGCGGGGCGTTGCGGTACACATCGAACCGCGCCTTGATCTCCCCCCGTGGCACACGGGTCTGGTCTATGCTGGGGGACATGTTGGGGGTGTGCATGACGGAGAGCGCGTCGGCAGCGATCTCGTTGAGGTATTGCCTGACCAGCGTGAAGCCACTGATGTGCGTGGAAGCGATGGCATCCCGCATCTCCTGCACCTTGCTGACGATGTGTGCAATGCCAAGGCGGAAGTCGAAGCCAATAACCTTTTCTTCCTCTGCGACGATGCCAGCCACATGGCAGATGACGAGGGCTGTCTCCCAGAAGCGCTCCGAGCCAACGAACTTTATGCCGTAGAGGGCGACGAAGTTCTTTGTGGTCTCCCTAATGCGCCGCTTCAACTCCACATCACCCAGCCGTAAGTACGCCTTGGCCATGGCGTCACCCACCCAGCCGTGGTTCTCCTGGAGAAAGTCAGCGATCATACGCCCAGCGTCGCTGCTCTTAGCGAACATCTTGTGCATGGGGATGTTGACCTCTAGGAGCCGGGCCATCTGCGCGTCGATCTCCACACCGGACGACGACATCTTAGATGCGAAGCTGATGTTGGTGGACACCGTGACGCTGGTAGCCCACTCCCGCACATCACGTTCCACAGCGCTGCGCGATAGCCTAGCCTTGTCCCGACCTGATGTGACCGTGTAGCAGAAGTCTCCTACGTTATCCATGTACGTCGCTTCATCGATGGTCATGGGGAGGTGGCAGTATGTCCCGAGCCTGCTGTACAACGCGTTGTGGGTAGCCTTGGCGGAGAAGTGCAGCTTAGATGGGTTGCCCCAGATGCTCTGCATCATCAGCTGGATAATGGATTTGCCGCCGCCCGTGTCGCCATGCAATGAGATAGTGATACCGTTCAGCCCAGTGAGCGCCCAGAGCGGACCGGCAAGGGAGTTGGTCACCGCGAAGATATGCCACGGCATGTCGGCTGTCTCAAGGATGGAGGACGCCTTAGCCCACTCGGATGCCGAGCCAGCTAGGCTGTACATCGTCTTGCCTACGTTGCCTGTCGAAGCGTTAAGCGAGATGGTCTCGACATCCACGGTGCCGTCAGGGGCTCGCTTGTACAGCCGCTCACCAATGACAAACTGAGTGCGTTCGTTCTTCCATCCCATCGATCCATGTATATCTGACATCGACCGCTTCTTGCGTAGGTCATCCATATAAGTGCGCAACATGTACTGAAATCCTTGCGTCTGCTTCTTGCTCTTGAGGACGATGCCCTGATCCGAGATGGTGGTTGCGAACTCGCGACTCTCGTCATTGAGATGAGCTTGCCGGAACACTAAATTCTGCCATCCCATATGAGGCCGGTTCCATTTGTAGCGTACCGTCTCGTACCCCAGGTGTGCGTCCATGCCGTAACCGACAGGGCGAATGTCGAAGGGGCACACCTCTATGTCAGTGCCGTCCTGGGTGCGGACGATGCCAACCTTGGTGAGTTTGAAAGGTCGCGGTGCTTTTAGCATGGGGTCCACGCCACTGGGTAAGTCCGTGTCGGCCACGATCACCGTGTCGTGCTTTACGCCCAGCCCACAGGGGGTAACGATGTTGTCTTTGAAGCCGCACTTGTCGCAGCCCTTGGGCCGGTGGTCATGGAACTTCTTGCATGTGGTGGGGCCAGTGGTCTGCGCTTGCCATTGCCGCAGCTTCTTGAGCGTGTGAGCCTGGTCGTAGTCGGGGTGGTCTTTGCTCCATGCTATGGCTGTGTTGTCGGGGTCTATGCAGTGCGCGGCGATGCCCATCAGGCTATACCATAGGGGCTCCTCCACCTTGGCTTGGTTATCCACGGCCCACTCGACCTGCTTGCATTGGTTATATATGAGTGTTGGGTCTGAAGGGGGGAAGTCGGGGGTGGTTATCAGCGCAGCTGCTAGCGCAGACTGCACAAGCCGTGGTGCTTGGGTGACCGGGACTGGCACCCCTACAGGACTGACGCTCCCTAAGATGTTTTGGAGGGTCTGCTTGCTGTAGACCGGCGCGTCGAGCATCACGCGCACCTCGGCCCCATTCTTATCGTTGTGTGTACCAGTGGGGCGGAGCACCCGTGCGCTATCTGCGGTGACAGCAGGATCAAAGCGGAAGCCGTTTGCCTTGTAGGTAGCCTTGAGTGCGTCGGCCAGTGGCTGCCATTCGAGCGGCGGGAGCGCTTTGTCCAGCACCCAATACACATGCAGCCCACGGCCAGAGGATACGATGAGAGGGTTGGGCAGGCCAGTGACTAATAGAAACTCCCTCAGTGCAGCCAGCCCCTGGTACTGGTTCAGGTATCCCTTGTCCTCGACGGGGTTACCACCCGTGTCCACCTGGTTGACTTTCTCCGGAGCGCAGTCAATGTCCAGGAACAAAGCCTTGGTCAGCTTGACGTTGACCTGTTTGCGGTTACCTCTAGCGTTGAATGTTGAGAGCGCGTAGTACGTGTTGTTCCCTGCTTGGTCAACACGGGTGCAGTGTGTCGCGAGTTCTTCCACCGTACTGAAGAACGCTTGCTGTGGCGCAGATGGGGCGTTGATTACAATTGCGCAATAGAAGCCTTCAGTGGGGAGAACACGCGTAAGAAAATCCAGCGTATTCATTTATAGACCCTGCCTTTTGGAGTTGGGAGGGGGCGAGACATCACCCCCTCCGAACCAATGATGCTACTCGTCTTCCTTTGTCAGTTCAAGTAACGTATTGAACCGTTGGACTGGAGCCATGGCAATCACTTCAGGCATGGGCCAGTGGTGGTCCTCGATCACCAGGAACATCCTCCGGAGCGCCACTCGAACCTTGGCGTCGTTCCCCTTGCGGATGGGTTTTCCACTAACCCACCCCGAGTATGTCACCCGCGAGACCCCCAAGAACTTGGACATCTGCGAAGCGTTAAGAAGCATATGCTTCCGCAGCGCCTCGACTTTTGTGAAGTCGAGTGTGGGACTAGGCATCGTCAGCCACCTCCGCCATGAGCGCCGTGATCTCATCAGCCAGCCCAGAGGTCGCAGCCGTCGGGGCAGCGACAGGCTCTGCAACAGGTTCCGGAGCGACTGCGGCAACTGCGGGTGCAGGTGCAGCGACAGGTTGACCGAACGAAGCCACCGGCTCCGGAGTAGGCTCAGCGACAGGTGCGGCGGGTTGACCGAACGCAGCCACCGGCTCCGGAGTAGGCTCAACTACCGCAGGTGAAGCAGCCACCGGAGTGGCAACGGGCAGGGCGACCAGCCCAGCAGCCACTTCACCTGTGATCTCTTTGATCTTCTCAGAGCCGAACAGCGTATCGACAATCGCTTGCTGAGCATCCACCAAGTACCCACCGAAGTCGAACTTGAGCTTGGGGAAGGAAGCCGTGGTGTCGAACGACACGATAGTGGTCACGATCTCCGACGCGATCCCACGCATGGTGAGTTCCCGTTGGTACTGGGTAAGCCCCTTGAGCGCAGACGCCGTGACGTTCAGCAAGTAGACATCCCCGTCCGGTGCACTGGCAGCGACGACGGCCAGCCGCTTCGTGTCCGAGCAGGCTTTGATCTTGGTGCCATTGTCAGTGACCTTGGAGCCGAACGCATTGTGTGGGCAACTTGCGCACAAATCGTTCTGTGGCTGAGGGCTGTCGGCAGCGGGACGCGTACCTTCGTGGGTGTAGCAGTCAGGGCCGGTAGCATCGGCATCAGGGCTCCACGCCGTAGCATAGAAAGCCTTAGCCAGCTTGGCGTTGGCACCGACGATGACGACCGGCAACGTGGTATCCGGAAGCACAGTCTCCACACCATCTTTCACAACGCGGAAGCGCGAGCCTTTGATGGAGATGCGGGGGTAGGATGGACCTCCACCACCGATACCACCGACGATGCTGTCAGCGAGAGCGGAGGGCTGACCGACACGGTTGGCCAGGTGGGTGGGGATAGCGGTGTCGAAGGGAACGATGTTACTCATGGTGTTGTCCTTTGTTTGGTGAGGGATACTGATTGTGCGTATTGCGCTGTCTTATCGGTGGGGAACAGCTCCCCTTGGCCGCCAACGCCGAGCTTGTGTCGAGCTTGGTTGGCGATGATCTCCTCGGCTATACCCGTCTCATTGGGGGCAAAGGTGAGGTGGCATCGGTTCTCCTGCAGGCTCTCCGTTCGCACGAGATACCCGTTGGAGATGGGGTAGACGTACATCCCGAGAGGGAGATCGTTGGTTAGCCTCTGGGCTCCTGCGTCGGTGAAGCTGGGCTTCATAGGGCTTTCATTAAAGAGCCAGCGCTTCACAAGTTGTTTCAGCATGTCAGTCTGCCTTCTTCGTTGGACGTCTGACGCTGACGCCCATCTTGGTGCCGAAGTTGACGCCGCTTGGGACTGCACCATCAGCGTCGATGTAACCTCGGACGGCTGTCTTAGCCACACCCTTGGTCAGCAAGTCCCATGCGTCGTGCTTCTTAACCCAGTCGAGCACAGCGTCCCAGTCACCGACACTAGCGAAGTCAGTGGTCGTGAGGAAAGCCGTACCGGCGTCGGTCTTGAAAGACTTAACGCCCGTCTCGTCAGCCTTGGCCTGTATCCAGGCTTCCAGCTTGTTCATTTTCTCCTTGATGCCACCAAGGTTCTCCTTGAGTTCAGCCTCAAGTGCCTCCTTCTGGCTCCGGAGCGTGATGTAGGTACTGATAACTTTATCGACAGTTGGTGCGTCGGACATAACTTTACTCCTGTTCCTGTTGTATCATGTCAAGTAGTAGACCCTGTAACTTCTGCTTAGTCTTGAGGCGCGTGTACATCTTGCGCTCTAATTCCGTGGCTTCTATGTGGACCACGTTGGAAACATGTCGCTTGCCGATCCGCTCAATGCGCCCGTTAGCCTGGACGTACTGTTCGTTGCTCGTTATCGGCCCGTACCAGATGATGGTCGTGGCCGCAGTCAGTGTCAGCCCGTGTGCCATTGTGGCTGGGTGGGCTAGGATGATCCTCGGGTCACTGGCTTCTTGAAAGTTCTGGAAGATTACGTTCCGTCGCTTGCTAGTGACTGCGCCGTTGACCACCCCAACGGTGTAATGTTTCGACAGTTCCTTTTCTAACATATGTAAAGTTCCTGTCAAGGGTACAAACACAATAACTTTACCACCGGACTCCTCTATCACCTCAATGGTGGCCGCAATGCGAGGCTTACAGTTGATCTCGACGTTACCTCCTGCATCGTTATAGGCCACGCCACAGGTTATCTGCACTAGCTTCTGCAACTTGACAGCCTCGTTGACCGCAGTGATCTGCTCACCACCGGCAACATCAGTGATGAAAGACTTCATCATCTTGTCATAGTGCGTCTGCTGCTCCGCCGTGAGGGCGACCTCCCGTGTCTGGAACACAGTGTCGGGTAAGTCGAAGCACTCGTCACGGGTGAAGCGCACCGCAGGCTGTAGAATATGTTTCACAGTGTCGAGAGCACCGGGCCTGGGTATGTACGTGTACTGTCCGAACCTCTCCATGACCTGATCGCGGAAGCTGCCGAATGTCCGTGGCACATTGGGGCTGCCGACTAACTGAGCTAGCGCCCACGCATCGGTTGGGTTGTTGGGGGTGGGGGTGCCGGTCATCATCCACAGTCTGGCGTCTGGGTTATTGGCCATCCACTTCCGGAATAGTTTGAAACGTGTTGTGGAGGGTGTGCGATAGACCGCTGCCTCATCAACGATGATCAGGTCGAACATGCCCTGCGCCTCGTCGGAGATGATGTTGAACCCATCATGGTTAACGATATAGAAGTCTACGTCGGTCTTGAGTAGCTGACTGCGCTTCTTCGCTGTACCATATAACGTGACATGCTTGCGGTGAAGGAACTCTTTGAAGATCGCGTCGCCCCACACCCGCTCAAGTGTGGACAGCGGAGAGATGATCAGCACCTTATTGATAATGCCAGCGTTCATCAGGTAGTCGGCAGCCCATAGGGCAGACTGAGTCTTGCCGGTGCCGATCTCATTGAGCACCAAAGCCTTGGTGTTCATAGTGAGGAACGCAGATGTGGATTTCTGGTGGGCGTAGGGGGTGAAGTCTCCTACCCAGTCATAGTAGTGCATGATGGGAGCGGGAGCTTTGATGCCAAGGTTACGCAGGACGCGCACCTCGTCAGGGTTATGAGGCACCACCACAAGGTCTGCACCGTGTAGGGTTACGCGGTGGGCAGTGGGGATGCACTCCATAACACGTTGTGGATTGTTAAGTTTGAGAGCAATGGCCTTGGCGGCTTCAACGACTAGCATTATTGAAGGTGTCCTAGTATCAGGATGGAGACGACAACCGCCACACCTACAAGCCCTATCAAAATCGGGTCAAACATCATCTATCCAATCCTCTACTAGCTTAATGGTCTCGTCGTCGTACACCACAAAGCACTTGCCGCCAGCGGCTTCGATCTTATCCATGCACTGCTGCTGTAGCGCGGTAGGCTTGAGGTTCGCCGTGGCCTTGGCCTCGATGCCTATGAACTTGCCATTGGCGCAGACGATACGATCAGGGATACCCGCCGATCCGAAGGGTCCAGCTTGAGGAGGGAAAGACCATACACCAGGCTTACCCTTCAACATCTTGTCCAACTTCTTTTTGATCTTGCCTTCAGGTGTCATACCCATAAGATAGCTTACCTTACATAGATGTCAAGTTTTAATTACCCAAACTCACACAGGTGCTTGGCTGGGCACCACGGGCACAGCCCGCTGGGCTTAGCGGGCCACCGATCCCTCTCAAGGGACTGTTCGATGCGCGTCACCTTGCCCATGAACTTGCTCCACAACGCTGGCGCGTCGAGGCGGGTGTATATCTTGGTGTCCATCTTCATATCCTTGAGCCAGATAAGCGACGACCGCACCCGCTGCACATCGGGGTAGTACTTGAACACAAGGATGGCGAACAGTTCCATCTGGAAGAAGTCAGGGCGATGCTTACCTGTCTTCCAGTCACCCACCACAGCGTCGTTGTTATTGATGATGAGGATGTCCAGCTTAGCGCGGAGCCAGGCGTCGCTATCCCACCAGCCCGTAGGCTCAAGGTCTTTATTGAGCGTGAACTCCTGCTCTGCAACAAGTTCTCCTGGGAGTGCCGCGAACGCCTGAGCTAACACCTCGTACTTCGCGCTCTCCTCGGGGAGTGGCGTGCCTTGCTTGAGACGTAGCTCAAGCTGCTCATGGATGCGGTTGCCGTAGATGCTGGCTTCACCGAAGGACGGCTTGACCACCTTCTGCACCCGCTGGTAATCGTACTGGCGGGGACAGTTCTCGTACTGCTTGATGGCTGAGTACGAATGGGCTAGGGGCTTAGTCATGGGTAGGTGCCTCCTCAAGAACTTGTACTATGAAGGGGCGTCTACCATGGGGTTTTAGCCTAGTGACATGAGTGTTGGCATCGTCATAGGTGTCGTATCCCTTACCCACCTGCAGGTTGTTCTTGTAGTAATGCAGCACATAAAATTTCTTCACTTGCACTCTCCATAATTCTGTGCTGCGACAGCGCCATCGTCGCAAGCGATTGGTAAGTCTGGTGCCCACACGGGTGGGGTAGTCATTTCCCGTACCAGAACTTGTTGTGCGTCGGCAACCAAGGCATCGGGTACGCATACTACATTCTCATCGTGTACTTGCAGTATGACCCGGTAACTCTGCCCGATGGCTGTCATCTGGTCTGCAATCACAATACGAGCCAAGGCTTGGATGATGTTCTCCGTCACCTTACCACCGTAGATGTTAGTCCACGCTATATCATCTTTGCTTGCACCCATAACCACACGGGCGGTGAACTTACGGAACGCTCGGGCGTCACCTATATAGGAGAACCCGTCGTCCGTGGCACGCAAGGCATTGTAGCGCAGCACCATCTTGTTAGGCAGCACAATACCATGCTGATCGTAGGAGATAATGTTACCCACGACCCCACCTTGGCTGCTGGTCATGTCGCGGAGTAACGAGTCGCACCGCGTCCATAGCTGGGGGATCGTAGGATATGTGTTGCGGTAGAGATAGACAATGCGCTTGGCCTCGGTCTCGTCTATCTCAATGCCGCCCTGCTTCTTCAGTGTGTCGCGGAACTTAACGTGTCCCATGCCATAGCCAAGCCCAAGGATGCAGTTGTGGACAATTACTGGGCCTGCATCAGTCCTGATTACGAACCTGTTCCTCGGCCCTACGCAAGCGAGATCGTAGACTTGCAAGTTCCTCCTCAAGGCCTGAGATTTTACGCTTGTTAAATAAGTTCTCGCTTCGTGATACAAACCGTATATTCCCTGGCCTATACCCTGCATCCACATCCGTCCGGTCCATCTCGTACTCCGGCACGTCCCATCCAGGGAGTGTTTGTACATACATGAGGAACGAGGTTCTATCATCTCGCCACTGCTGGTATACTGAGATGCCCCGCTTACCGTAGTGCTTGTACGCTTTACAGTTGGGGACATGGCAGCGCGAGATAGCAGAGGCGAGGCGGTTGAGTAACCTAGTCCTATGTGCGTCATCAGGCATGGCGGCAGCATATTTCCAATACCGTTTCTGAGAGCTAGCTTTTTTTGCACATACTGGGCAGCGGGTTGATTTAAAAGTTTTGAAATTCTGTCTATCCACAGTGTACTCCCCGCACCCGCAAGCACATGCCACAATGAGAGATTTGACCCCACCACGGACGCCTTGTATGTAGCCTGTAACGGTAAGTTTTCCGCTGCCGTATCCAATACTTGGGAGAGGATGCGTTTTTCTCGTACTACTAATTCTGCATCCATCCACTGTGTCCCTGACCACACTTGGTGATCGGGCGTTAACCAACTCCCGCAGAGACTCAATGTTTCTTTTATGCCGTTGTTCACTAATCCTTTGTGGCATACCCACTCCTTACCGTCCCATAGTTTATCCTCAGTGGTCACCCGCTCTATAGGCTTCCACCCTGTATGGCACAGTACTTCAGTTCCCTCGGCAATACAAGTCTTACCAACGAAGCGTTCCTTCTTGTTGGCCTTGGTCACCGCGTAGCCGAACACCTTGGTCGCGAACTCACTGTAGACATCACGCCCCTCGCGGAACGCTTGCACCAGGTCTGCCTGCCCCGCGATGTATGCCAGCATACGCGCTTCGATCTGGCTGGAGTCGCACGCCACTACCTTATATCCCTGCGGCGCGCAGATCGCAGAGCGGATGACATTGTTGCCCCGCGCTGGGAGGTTCTGCATGTTGAGCTTATCACCACCACCGAACCGGCCAGTGTGTGCGGCGTAGTACTTGAGCATGATGGGCAGGGGTCCACGCTTTGAAACATCTATCAGACGCTGTGTCCGCGTCTCCTCGATGGTGGACTTGACCCCTAAGCGCACCTCGGTCACCGCTGCGACCGCAGGGTTGGGGTGCTCCATCAAGTCGAGTAGCCCCAGGTCTGTCTTGGCAAAGGCGAACGTCTCCTTGCCGGTGGTCGGGCTGATCTTCATAGGTACGGTCGCGCCCAGCTGCGTGAGCAACTCAGCGAACTTGGGGTTGGACATGAGGATTTTCTTGGCTACCGCTGGATCGCCGTTCCCCAACTTGTTGAGGAGCGTCTGCTTTCTGGATTTTTCCTCAGCAAGATGACGTTCCAATGCGAACCTATCCAGCTCCAGCACTGGCTCGGTGTACATCCGGATGGTCTGATCGATGACCATCAGCTCACTGACGGGGAACCCGACCTTGAGTTTCTTGAACAGCTTGTAGGTCAGCTCGCTGTCGTTGATGCAGTACTTGCCATACGCTGCCATCTGGGCGGGGGTGAAGTCTTTGCGGCGCTTACCGAACGCATCAACGACCTCCGTGCCCTTCTCTCCCAGGTGGAACTTAGCGACGAGGTTCTTGAGGCTGCCGCCCACGGTGACTGCGTGGTTAGGCTGAGCCATTGATAGGGTGTCGAACCAGAACTTAGGCTTGATGCCGTACAGCCACGATAGGATAGCCCCATCGAACGCCGTGTTGTGGCAGAGGATAGCCTTGTCGGTGTAGTCCAACGAGTTGAGGAACCCACCAGGGTCACCGCCGGTGTACCAATCACCGGGGTTATCGTTGACCTTGACACTCACACCGATGACCTCGAAGCGATCATCACGGATGTACGCCTCCGTCGTCATCTTACTCAGCGTGAAGTCCTTGGCGTAGTAGGTCTCGAAGTCGATTGTTACTATGTCCATTATGTGAGCGCCTTCTTAGCTTTGTACGCATTGAGGATGCGACCGAACTCTGTGTCCATGCTGGCAGCGTAGTCAATCACCTCCTCCAGCATAAACAACCTAGCTTCCAGCACCTGCATCTCAGCCTTTACGTTGACCAGCAAGTCTTCGTGGTGTTCTGTCTGCACAGCCTGCAACGTGTTGCAGCGGTCCTGTAGGGTGTCTAGCGTTACTATGTCCATTAGGCATCACTCCGTTATGTCTCTAGTGTGGATAGTAAACCACTCTTGGTAGTGCCCATCGCGGTAAGCCCTTGTCCATATCTTTCCGTCATTGGTCAGTGCAAACAGGGTGTTGCGTTTTACATACTGCTTAGACCCACCAGTTACGTAACCATTGGGGTCATAGGTTTCATCGTTATCCACATCATCTCGCTGACCCATAACGATCTGTATTATTTTGCGTTTAGTCATTGGTTTATCCTTCCGCTCGGCGTAGTTATGACACCCGCTGTACCACTTCTGACCTTTAAAATGTAGCCCGTGCTGTTCTAGCACGGCTATCATTTCTTTTAGTGTTGTCCTGCCGCAGTTAGGTATCTTCATAATTGCTTTCTCAGACATCTCTGCAAGCTGTTCCAGAGTAGTAACCCCCTCGTTCTTGAGGGTATTCTTGAGCCTACAGGAAGCATCTATCTTCGCTATGTCCATCACATACCCCCCGTCAGTTTGCGCTTAGCCTCATAAGCTATTGCTACATTCTCATAGTCGGGCCACACATTGCAGGCGTATGTTGTGAAGTCTTTCAGCACGTTGATGTGGTTCTCTAGGTATTTATTGCGCTGTTCTAGTGTTTCAATTTTCATCGCCAGCGTAGATAATTCCGTAGCTAACTCCTCTACATCTATTATCTCTATTACTCCGTCCTCTCTCATCACCTGTCATCCTCCCCTATCCCGCGTGCCTCGTAGGCGATCAGGAACATGATGCAGCAGGCGGCGTGGTACAGGTGCGACATACCCGTTTCGTCGTCGTTGTTCTCACCTCTCCACCATGCCCACATGTGGCGCATCAACGCGCCGAACACACGGCCCCAACGCATACCTTTCTCCCAGTTGCGGGGCGCGTACTTGTCGGCTCCGAACTGTAGAACAAGTGCCAGAGCATCGAGTACCTCCGGCGCAATCAACTCGTAGGGTAGCTTGTCGGTGTCGAATTTGTCCGCCTCATCACTCATAATTTGTACTCCTCTACGCCCAGCCCACAATGGACTGAGTACTTATTCGCTGCCTCTACGGCTTGTGCCGCTGTCGCACCCATAGCCATTGCACCATAGGCGAAGTCCCTGCCCTCACCGAAAGCACACTGGTCCCACCCATGGTCAATAGGTATCCAACCCTGCTCATAGCGCAACAGCCCATTACGGGTGACCACGACGAAGTGACACCAGTCCGGTCCTTGCTGCACGCTCGGGAACAAGTTGCCGGGCCGATCCTTGTACCACTCCCGCATGGTAAGGATAGTCTGCAAGGGGCCAGCACCTGATAGGATTTCATTGTTCCAACGCCACGCCTTGGTCGTCTCCCATTGCGCAGCCCCATCGGTCGCAGCCTTGTCGGTGGCTAGAGTGCTACCATCCCACACTATGACTGTCATCGGTCTAACTCCTTCAGAGCATCAAACAGGTCGTCGTATTCGCTTGGGACGCCTGTTGCATTATCCCAAAAATCGCGACGGTCGATCAGTGACCGGGCGGCTCTCACAACGGCAGAGAACTGTTCAAGCCGGTCGTACAACGCAGTCTCCGTAGAACTGTAGCCGACGACATGGTGTAGTTTAGTCATCGATCCAACTCCTCCAGTGCTTTGCGTAGGTCAATGTAGCATTCATGTTCGTTGCCACGGTCCCAGGCCGACGCATCCATCCATCTAATCATCTACGACCGCGAGGCCCGGTGCAAATAGCCCCTGTGGGTTCTGCTCGCCCACAAGGGCATCCTCCAACGCCTGTTCGAGGGTCCGCTTACAACTCTCGTGCTGTTCAATCTCGATGCTCAACGCCGTTCGCCGGGACTTCAGGAAGGTTGCCTTCCAGGCGTGCTGTTCGATCAGCAGCCGGATATTGTCTGTCCTGATGCTGCTCATGGC